GATGTGGTGTTAGGCTTGACACGAATTGTAGTCTTAGGATATCCGCCGCCTTCTGCAGGAATAAATTCTACGTCGATGTCACGACCATTCATTAAATCTGTGATATCACCATAATCTGGATCAGACACAATAGAAAGCAATTCAGTGTAAATTGTTTTACCGAATCCCCAAAATTTAACCCCTTCAGATTCTTTTCCGCGGACGATTACTGGAACATAAGTTCTCATTTTAGGTTCAATTTTACGACCCATTAACCATTCGTCTTTGTCTCCGGTCTTTTTTAGTTTTTCTGCAAACTCAACTACCGGGTCTGCATTACCAAATGATATTGGAGATAGCATTGACCGTTTGGCAATGTCATAGTGAAAATACAATTCTATAAATGGATTGTCTTTGCGGTGAACGTAAGGTACGATTCTTACTCTTGTTTTTGGTCCAGCTTCTGGTTTCCAAAGGTTGTTACGACGATCGTCGGTTTTGTTTAATTGGTTAAGTTTTGCCTTGATGGCGTCTAAGTTAAGTCCCATTTAAGTACTCTTTTTTTGTTAAGTTATTAATTTATGTTATTTATTAATTATATATTAGATAATTAAATCGTTAAGTCCAAGTAATTGTTTAATTTTTTTATTGTTTTTTTACGTTAGGTTTTGGCATACCTTCATATGAAATCTGATCCCAATCTATGTCCCAATCCCAATCTCCTCCACCTAAGGTGACTGCATTAGCATAAGTAACCCATTCACCGCCATGTTGATCAACTCCCATTATGGTACCTGTCCATCCATATTCGTCGACACGATCTATTAATTCATAGTCTTCAAATTCAATTTTATAATTTTTTCCTTCGTGTCTGTAAATTACAGTGTAATACGGTTCCGATCCTTTGATGTCGATTATTTTGTCTTCTGGTGGCTGTGATTGTTCTATCAATGTTTTAAGTCGTATCATTATAATCCTAGTTTTTGTAGATGATCTTCTATAGTTTGATCATTTATTCCGTGTTTATCTGCTATTGATGCATCTTGAATATCTATAGATAATACACTGCCGGTGGCATCCATCATGATTGTTAAGTCAATTTCGTCTCCGTCTATTTGTATTTTGCAATCTAATTTTATGTCTGATATAGCTCTGGTTTGATCATACATATGAAATGCCGATACATATTCCAAATCGGTATTCCGATCATCGAGATACATTTTTATTTCACCAATCAATGAATCAATCATTTGCCCGTCTAATTCGCCGTCGACTTCGAAGTCAAAATCGCCGCCTAGGTTGAAATCTACATGGGCGTAATTAACTATTAGTTTAAAGTCTTTTTGTTTATGTGCTCCAGTAGCTGGGTCTCGTTCTTTTCCCAATATACGGTCAGCATCAGATGTGCCGGCTAATTTATCAAATGGATTATTAAAGTCCATATGTTGTTCTGGTATTAAATCTTTTAGTCGTATCATATTATTCTTTATTTTTATACTTATGGATTAATTAGCGACTCATACTTGTCTTTACTAATCGATACAATGTCATTTACATAATCTGGACCATCTCCTTCAGGTTCATATATTCCTGTTGCAGAATAATACTTACCGTCTTTTTCGGCAACTATTAACTCACCTTCAGTGTATGGATCATCTTGGACTTTTTCCCAAAAATCATATAAATCCAAGTCTAGATCATATGCTTCGCTTAGATTTTTAGTTCCAAATCTATGCATGTTTTCTCTCAATATATTTTTACGTCGTATCATGTTATTATCCTATTATATATAATAAATATCAGGTTACCAAGAAATCTTCTTGAAAAATGTTAATTCAACTACTCGGTAATCTGCATCGTCGGTTAATATAAATGAATTGCGATAGTGTGTCCAATCTACTTGATATGTTTTGTCTAACACTCCATTGTTAACTTTGCGGATAATTGCGTTTAATGCATTAACTGTATACAAGGTGTTGGTTTCTTTTTTACGATGTATGCTTATGGTGTTTTGTCCTCTGCGTGTTGTGCTGTCAGCATTGTAAGTGCAATACAATTGATCTGTTTTTTCAGTATTGGAAAACACAAATATTCGTTGTTCTGGTATAGTGTAACTTTGTTGTATGTAATCAGTTATAATGTTTAAATCTGATTGATGTGCAAATGTACATAGTAGTTGGGTTTTCAAATTATTCTCCAAATAGTTTTATAGATAATGAATTTAATACGCTTAAAATTTCTGAAGATATTAATTGCTCCGGAGCTATTTTTTTATTTAGTAATTTTACGCCTAACGAAATTTCTATTGGCACATCGTCTCCAGCAAATTTATAGACAGCATGGGGTGTAATATTTAAATATTTATATGCACTGTCAGTATTTACTAATGCATTAGTTTTATCTGTTATACTCCAACCAGTATTAGCAATATGTGGATATCCATTATAAAATTCATTATATAAATTATTCCTATCGTATTTATACGTGTGAATACGTATTGCGGTTATTGGATTGTTAGAACCAGGTTTTTTTATTTTTTCTACCCATACAAAATAATGCTCGTTACCGTCTCCTGCTATCTTGTTTATTATTGAGTTAATTCGTTGTTTAATTGATTCTTTAGCTCGTTTTATATCGTCATCATCTTTTTCATCGGGTTTAACAATATCTGTTATTGTTTTTGATTCAAAATTTGTATCTGATGTTTTTAAAAAATTTAAATAAGTTAATACTCCTTTTATATTCTTATCATCTATATTTTTAATATCACTCCCTAAACTAATTGCCTTTCCTTTTTCTGTTGTTTTTAAACTAATTGCGTGTCCATTAACACGTAAATCGTTTATTGTTTGTGCGCCGCCAGTATGTACAGATACAATTTTAGGTTGTTGATTTAGCAATGTAGATAACAACACTTCAGATATTGTTCCTAGTGAATTTGGATCAAACATACTGAATATTTTAAGATATCTAGAATAGACTGGAGCTATTTTTATAAATGCTTGTTTTAATAACTCAATATCATTTTTTGGAATGTCTCCGTTATCTAACTTTGGTAATTGTTCTTCATCCTCAGTCAAGCCCATTGCTCGTTTAACTATGACATTTTGTTCGGCTTCTGGAAGATCGGTCATTTCTTGTAAAACATTTCTAAGTTCTACGTAATCTTCTTCGCAATCTGGATACCCCTTGTCTAATCGGTATGTCCATTCGGTAATTATAGAATCTATATTCATAACGTGATATTACTCATTTTATCATAAATATCGCCAACTTTACATTTCACCGGGAAATTACCGTTTTCTAATAACATTTTAATTTCTGGCAATAGGCCTTTGGCTTCTGATAAAGGAACATCAAATAACACGGAGTCATAGGTATACAATATTATACATGTTTCATATGACTTTAAATATATTTGAAGTTCTGCTAATTTTTTGACAGACACCTCCGTTTCAGTGGCTTGTAAATAATAGTTAAACAATTTGTATGATGTCATGTTGGTGACTTGATCTTTGCAAATGCTACGACCTATTATAGGAGTCTTTACACAACCACTACGTTTCCATGTAGCCCAAAGTTTAAACACAAAATCATTTACTTGCTGAAAAAATGGTATAATCAAAAACTCTTTGTCTATGCCTCCATATAAAAGTCTAAACGTTATGCTTTTACTTTCCGATCGTTGTTCTTCCGTTAATTTGTCGACACCGAAATAAAATTGACCTAAATAGTCATGTATACTAGTGTCTGGCAAATCATATCCAATTAGTTTAGCAATCAGTCTGACATGGTAACTATCAAAGTCCATTTCAACTAAAGCTCCTGCTGTGTGTCGACTTACAAATGCTGATCTGGTTCCATCTTCTTTGTTCATGGCTGCATAATTGAATCCGCCTTGGGCATTGCTTGGTCTACCTGTTGTGGTATGATAGTTGTATCTGGAATATACTCGGTTATTGTCGACAAGTTCTGGCATTCTGAAAGTGCTGTTAACTGCTAAGCCGTTTTGTTCTATGTCAGCAAATGTTCTGGGATACAACTCATTGAACTGTTTATATGAATCTGTAAGTTTTACATTTAATATCATTGGCCATGCATAGTGTCTAATTTTTTGACACATTGCCAGATGTTGTTGCATTGGTATTACTG